CGGTAACTTGTCTTGGTAATTAAGATACCCCATCATATCAGCCCACTGTGTGGGGACATCAAAGGTCCTTTTACCAAAGACTTGTACGAGCTCAAATCCATACTCCGAATAAATCAAGGCAACAACTGTTGCTTCAGGTTGTAAAATGCTTAGAACATGTGCATATTTCTTAGCCTGTTTTCGGACTTTGGAACGCTGAGGCTTGCGATCGACCAACGACTTGGTCTCAATCACAAGATAGAATTCATTCTCCTCAGCATACGCGAGATCACCCTTGCCATAATTATCGGCAATTACAGAATATTCCTGCAGGGTCGGTTGACCAAGAAGCTCAATAACCCGCTCCTGAAGGGTTTCCTCATCGGTAGCATTAATAACTTTGGGCTTACCCGACTGGGATTCAAGAACAACATCATACTTTTCAGCATAGTCGAACTTGCGCTCATCATAAGAGGGAATGGGGCCAAGGTAGCCCTTAATTCCAGCGGCTTCGGCCACTTGCTCTAGGAGAGCGACTTTTTCCGAATAAACCTTTCGGCCAAACTCGAAGTACTTGAGTGTAACGTTTGTGATAGCTTCAGCACTAGACTGTTCATCCGTTAACACCTTCGACTTGAGATGAGTATGGAGCATTTTAGCAATGCTACCTTCCTCAATTACTGCCCGATAAAGATTGAACTCGGGGTCCCACACGGCAAAGTGCTTAAGAAATGAAGCACCACTCAAATGAATGAATGGGACACTCTCAGCTTCCTTTTCGGCCATCGTGTAGGTAATTCCGACCTTCGCAAACTCTTGCGCAATTCGGGTGTGGTTGTAGGCATCGAAGCCCTTTTTCACTGTCATGATATTATCATCGCCGTACGTCATCAACGCAACCACATCGGCGAACTTAGGGGTCTTCCACCAACCATCATCTTGAGCGATCTTGAAGTAAACATAACGCATATAAAGCGAGTTCACAATCGAATTGATGATAACAGTCAGAGGGTGTCCACTCGGGTTTGAACCGAGGAATTGGACAAGAGTCCCAAAGTAATCATAAGTGGGGTAGGAGATCTCGGAGGCAATGCCTCTCATAATGACGAGGTCATCGGCATCATAATTGCCAGATCTCTCCGCAATGGTGATAAGGAGTTTAAAAGCAGCGAGCATAAATTCTGGGCTCATTCTACCATCAAATTTCGCATAATCTCCAGCGATCGCACGGTCCCAACCGTACTTACCGATATGTTCGAATAGATCGGTCCATTCCGGCGATTGAACAACAGTTCCGACAGCACATTCAGTGAGGTTCTTATTTCTCTGAAATAGTGCAGCAATAGATAGGAAATACTTGCGTGTCAGCATAATCATAGGCATGTTGGCGGCGGCAAAGACGCGCGCCTTCTTCTTGGTGAGCTTGGTAGGCTCATCCTTCAAAGATGCCTTGAATGTTGTGTTAATCGACTTTCCGGAAAGCAAAATGCTCTCCAATCGTGCTACCTCCTCCAAAATGGAGGAATCAACATCGCGAGGGCACGAAACTCCCTCAACGACGCGGTCGCTCTTGTCAACGACTTGTGTTTTAGGTCCCTTAAATGGGAAACCCATGGAAGTGCTAAAATTCATTGCATTAATTCCAAGGACTCCATCGAGACCGGCCAGATTAACATCATCTGACACCTTTCCAACCTGCTTGAGCTCCTGCTCAGGCAATCCATCGATAATCTGCTTAGAATAATCCAAATAAGATTTTTGAACTAATTCTGGATGGAACTTAGTAGCGGTATCAACTTTACCGCTCATATCCAGAAGCAAATGATCCTTCGAGTTCAATTGATGCGGTTTTCCGTGTTGCTTCTTGATGCCCATAATGTCGTAGACAGCTGTTGAAATAACGGATGTAACCACAGAAGACGAAGGTGTCGACCTGGGTTGGTTGTGCTGCCCATGAATTCTCATCTTTGAGCCTGTTGGCATAAGACGAGTAGGGCACTTCTCATGGGGGGCAGCTAAGGGCCCAATATTAACACCCATGATTTCGGTTTCATAAGGCGTAGCTGAATGGGAAAGCAAAATCCCAGGACGAGTGTCCAATTCAGCACAAGCCTCAAGCAACTGACTGCGTGTAACAAAGGCAGCAGCTGCAATGGAACCTTTACCGGCAACGTGATGACCGGCAATAAAAGGTGCTCCTTGCGCGTTTCCAACCAAAACGGACATACACATGCCTCCCCGAGTCTCCCCAGGGTAAGTGTACTTCAATCCTTGGAAGGTACCGCCCTCCGTGGTAATAACGCGTCCACGAGTAGCAGTAAACTTGTCAGACTTAGTAAATCGTCCTTCAAAGTTCTGCAGCAAGTAGCAATCAAGTTTCTTAAGCTCGTTAATGTCCTGTGGATAATACTGCATCATATCACGTTGAGGACCAACTGCAGGTGCATACCATACAGCAAGATCAGTTCCTCGAACTTTGACGCAATTAATACGACCCATAGCGACGTCTTTAACAAACATTCCGGACAAGTAATCAATACGAATGTACTGACTAGACTGAGGCACATAATGATTAGGGACTAGAACAACATTGCTCCTTAAAAGCAATCCCTGAACGAATTCGCCGTTCGGTTTACTCAGCCGAACTAAACGTGGTCGAATACGCTTATCCATGTCCTCATGGGTTCCTGTTTTCGCTTGATTAGTAACTCCAGCATCTCCAAACAGATACTGGCGCTCACGTGCGGCAACGTCCCAAAATTCGTTTTCCTGCTGATATTTCTTTGCATTCTTAACAAAAGTAATGGGTGCTGCAGCTTGTGCAGTAGGCAACTTGGCCCACTTCCTAGCAGCGTACGATAAGACCTTCCAAAGTCCTAAAGCGGCAATGAAGCCGATAATCTTCTTC